GGCGGAAAAGTCGCGCGCGTACAGGATCCCCGTCATTACCGTATCGACGAGTTTTGATATAGCCGAGGTCGAGACGTTTGTCCAGACGTGAATCTCTATGGTCGATTCGTCGGCGGACGGGGCGTCATCGTAGAATTCAATATTGCGATTATTCGTTTCTTGATAGGTGATAATCGGAAGCGTGTTGAAATCATTCGGGTACATGTACTGAATGCGCGAGGACGAGCCGAGCGCGGTAACAAGGGCGGTGTTGTTTTTCAGCGCGTTGTAAACGTAGACTTTCGTGTCAAGCATTTTCCGCCTCTTTGATCGCCTTGCCTATCTCGCCGTAAATATATTCCAGATTCTTTTCCAGCGCCGGTCCCATGTACGGGTGCGGCCATGTTTGCGAGGTGCCGTGTTCGACGTCGCTAGCGTATTCGACGTTGGTCCCGATATAGGCTTCGGTGTTTCCGCCTTCGTCCTGTTCCAGCCGGTGTGTTATGCTGGCGCGTAATCGGCCAGTGTCAACGCGCGGCGGCTCGCCTTTTATGCTTTCATCGTCGCGGCCCTTAAATGATTCCTTGGCTTCGCGTTCGACGATCATGGCCATTTTGTTCAGAGTCTTTTCTACGTTGTTTGAAATCCTGATTGAGTATTTTTTAAAATCCTCCACCGATTCGGCGATTTCGGCTTGAATATTGGTCGCCATTATATTCCCTGAACAGGCGTAAGAATCGCCTCGCTATGGGTCGGCCATTTATTCGTGGCCCTGATTTCGTAGGTTACGCCGTCAACCACGGCGCGCATAAGACGCAAGATTGAAGAGTCGTTATCGTAGAACATTATCTTAGAATCGGCCACGAGGTCAGTGATACCCCACGCCGCGAGTTCCACCGGCGAAAGTGAATTCGGTTGCACCCCGGCCTTGATCGTTTTGAGCGCGGTGTAGGTGTAGGTCTGTTCGCCTTCAGTGCCGACGACGATGGCGCGCGATTGTATGGCGACGCTGTGGCTTTTGATCATCCTACCACATCCCGGCGTCTAAACGGGTTGAGCATAGCGACCGCGATAGCGTCGAACCCGCCACCGCCCGCTCCGTATGATTCAGGCCCAAACCACGTTGTCGAGATCCCGCCTTCGGAATACTGTTGTACGCCGTCGGCCTCGCGCTGAATCGTTCGGAAGCGCGAGATGACCGCGCGGGTGCAGGCATAGGTGAGCGCCATGGGAAGCGACGCGGCCGCGCCGGCTACATAGAGGAGATCGGCGGGCAGGTAATACCCTGCGATATAGGTAACTTTCACATCGCGGGCGCCCGCGTAAATATCGGGGAACGTTCCGCGCGTGTAGTAGCTGCCGACCCATCCTGAGGGCTTGTACAGGCGGCCGGCCAGCGCGTCGTCAAAGCCAAGCCAGTAATCTTGGCCCGCGGTCAGCGCCTGGCCGGCGACGGTCAGAGCTGCGACGGATTGGATTGGATACTGGCGGAGGTAGAGAAACTGGCAAGCGTTGACGGAATACAATTCATCGGTGTGCGTGGTGCGGACAATTTCACGATCCAAGTATATGCGGATGGCCGCCGAGCATGAATTGATCAAGGCTTCGAGCAGCGCATCCTGTGAGGTGTCGGAAATTCCCGCTTCCATTTTTACAGCGGCGAGGGTTGTAAGCCCGTCAACGATTGCCATTATCGTTTACCGGCCGTACACGGTGCCAGAGTTGGCAGGCTGTACGTTCTTGTCGCCGAGGATGAGGTCAGCGGCAAGAATGTTTTTCGGAGTGGTGCCGTCGGCATAGGTGATGTCGAGCACCGCGTAGACGTACCGCTTGGCGTTCGAAAAATCGATGTCGTACTGGGCGAATCCTGCGGTCTTGACGTTGAGCGTGGCTTCCAGTTCGACGAGTTCGACCGGGGTCGGGCTTGACGCGCTCGACGCGCTGTTCGAGTAGAACTTCAGCGACGCGGCGGCGGTCGTCGGCGTGCCGGAGCTGGCCTTCCAGCTCAGGGTCAGCTTGCCGGACTGGTAGCCGAGCCTGTCGATGATGATAGAGGTTATCGCGGTCCCGTCGTTCTCGACGGGCTCGATCAGCTTGACGGCGTTGGTGCGCTGGGGAAACGTGTTCGGGATGCTCATTGGTGCTACTCTCCTTTTGATAGGCCGGGCACTTTAGTACGCCCGGCCCGTAGCTACTTTAGGATCAGGATCAGGATACCGAGTAGGTACCCTTGACGAACGAAACGGGGTGCATGACGTTGAAGTCATGCTCACCGACCACGCGAACGAGAGCGCTGTCCCGCTGGAACGCGGAATAGGTCGTGCCGCCAGAAACGAACGAAGCGTCCTGGCTCATCCGCAGTTCCATGTCGAGGCCGGCGCCCCAGAGGAACTCGTCAAAGTCGCCGAGGAAGATGTCGCCGTAATCGGTGCTCGTGTCAGTGTAGCTGATCTGGGTTGAGACGTGGTACGGGTATCCGCAGAGCGTCCCGAGCTCGATCATTTCCTGGCGGAAGATCCAGGCGCCGGTCGTGGTTTTGAGATTCTTGATCCACGCTTCCATCTGGGGCGACATGGCCCAATGGACATTGGTCATCGGGACGTTGGCGGCCTTGAGAAGCGCGATCATCTCATCGGGGATGAGCTGGGTCATCGCGGTGGACGTGCTGCCAGAGGTCTGGACGCCGAGGCTTGACAGTCCCGCCGGGGTGTAGCTGGTGCCGGAACCGTAGAACGCGGCATAGTCCAGCGCGAGGCGGAACTTTTTCTGCAGGTCGCGCGCCATCCATCCTTCGATGCCGACGGCATTGGTGCGGATGAGGCTGTTCGAGATTTCGCTGATCGCGAAAAGCTTTTTCGCGGACAGGCTCACGTCGCCGAATACGGGCTGGGTCGGCGCGGCGGCCGGCAGTTCTCCGACCCATCCGACGGTCGCGCTGGTGTCCATGCGGGCCATGCGGAGGTTGCCGTTGGGCATGGGGAGCTTCGACACGTTCATCTTCTCAAGCAGTGACTGCGCATAAAGCGCCTCGATGACGCGGGCCGAAAGGACGTTCGGGATTCCGAATCCGCCAGCAGACGGCACGCCAGCTTCGAGCGCCTTGGCGACGTATCCCTTGATCTCCTTGTCGTCGCCGTACATCTTTTCGGCGAGGGTCTTCATCCGCTCCGGATCGCCGAAACTCTGACCGTACAGGTTGACGAGCTTCGCAACCTTGATTATCGGAGCCTCTTCCTTGTAGCCTTTGCGTTCCGTTTCCTGGTGCGCGGCCTCGTAGGCTTCCTGCATTTCCGCGCGGAGTTTGTTTTTCTGAGTGGTTTCAATCTCGGCGGATTTCGCCTTGATTCCTTCCTGGACTCGGCTATCAATGAGCGCGTCCAGCTCTTCCTTGGTCATCTGTGCCATGGTGATTGCTCCTTATTTCTTTTCCGATTTCGCCGAGTCCTTCTCGACGATTTCGATGACGTACATTTTCCCCGGCTGAGGCTTATCGACGTCCGTGCCGACTTCCTCTCCGACAACGGGCGCGCCAGCTTTCTCGTCCGGCTCTTCGGCTTCTTCAGGGTCGTCTGCGATAAACGTTTTGGGGTCGCCGCAGGCCTTGTCCTGGGCGTCGATGCGCGCCTTCAGATATGCCAGCGATTCCTTTGACAGCTTGCGGTTTCCTTTGGTTTCAATATATGATTTTATTATTCCTTTTGCAGAATAAGCATGCGTGACTTCTTTCCCGTCTGTGGATACCATGGCGCCAGCTTTTGAATATGTATAATCTCTCTGAAATAATTTCCCGCTTCCTTCGCTAATTATTGCTCGCCCGCTTGGAAAATCGACAGGGTATAAATCCTCCACATATTTATATATTGCATTAGGCCCAGGCGTTGGATTTATCGTTTTATGAATTGCACGAATAATGTCACTGATTGACGGGTTCCCATCAATGTCTGCGTTTTTTTCGGCCATGGTCGTCACTCCTTTGATGATGGTATCGCTCGCCCCGGCGGCGCGGAGGATCGCCACGGCGTTCGGGTTGGCGGGTATCGGCACGATTGATATTTCCATAAGTTCCTGGCGCTTGTAGGCTCGGCCGGT